CAGCACCACCGAGCGCGCGCCAAACCGCAGTGATATCGGTTCTGCTTAAAATTTCTTGGATGTTCATTGGATTCTTGTCTTGTGTGGTGCTGTGCAGTGAGGTACTGGCGAGGCGAGTCTTATTGCGTCGCGTCGGATCGGGTCATGGATTAGCATGGCAAGTCTCGTTAATAACATTAACGCACATCGGAATGTACGTGTCAATACGGGCTTTTGCGCTACTCGGAATTTAATCCGATAAGTACAGTAGGAGCAATACCTATGCCATCCCTGTTTGGGAAGGAGAAGCTCACCGTCCCGGTTGAGCTTTCCATATCGAAAGAATCCTATGACAAAATCTCGGCTTTGAAGAAGTCCGAAGGCAGCCAGTCGATCGCGCTTGCGATCAACATCATGTGCTCCCAATTCCTGAATGCCTACGCCAATGGCGGCGTGCTGGTGAAGCCCGAGAATATGGAGAAGGTCGAGAAGGCGCTCGGGAAGATTAACAGCGACCTGGATCTGGTCGAGGCAGTCCAGAAATCGCGCGGCCTGGAGGATGGGCTCCATACTCTGAAGGTCAGCATTGACCCGGCGCTGTGGCCAGCGCTGGAGGAATTTTCAAAAACAATCTCGCTGACGCCAGAACAGGTCATGGATGATATTGCTCACCGGATCGTGCGGGACTCATTCGCGTATTACATCAATACCCAGCAGTGGGAGCCGGTTATCTATCTTACCGAGGCGCAGGGTCGCAAGCTCGAAAAGCTGCTTGGCAAGCGCAAGTTCACAGGCGCGGACATCTTGGCGCTGGTCGAGCAGAAAGAGACGGTAGCGGCATGAGAATGAAGTGGCCGTATTGTTGTGGAGAAGAGATGATCCCAGCCCAGGACAGTCTAGTTCTGCACTGCTCGTTCTGCGGGTTAAGAGTTGAATTTATCCCACTTGGACAAAAAGGGCAAACCGAACCAGCGGAACAGAAATGCCAATCCGTGAGCTAGTTTGCAGTACCGGCGGCTGTTCCAATCACGGCATCACGTACGATTGGTTCGCCCGCACGATGGATCGACCAGATCCGAAGTGCCCTGATTGTGGTCATCAAATGGGGAGGTTGGTCTCGGCCTTCGCTACTCCCTGGACCGGAACGCTCGATCGCTTCGAGAGGCCGGATTGCGAGCAGCACCAGAAAGTTGGTGATGGGCACAGGGTTTGGCGTGTTAAAAGTTCGAGAATGCCTGATGGCTCACCCGAGTCCCAAATTATTAGAACGAGGCAGGACCAACGCGAATACTGCAAGGCAGAAGGGCTAGTTATGCCGGACGATATGAACCCGAATTCCTTCATCTCGGCTGACGGCAGACACCTCAGTACGGTAGGAGTAGGGCCAGAAGCCTGGGGTCCGGTTAAGCCTAAAGAAGGCAATCCGTGGCTGTACGTAGAGGAATAATTGCCAACTGAGCTTTTGCCAACTTCTCCGATGTACTACGACGAGGCTCCAGAAGCTCGTCCGACTACTCCAGATAACTATGACAAGCAGCTACTGAACTGGCGGGAACAATTCCGCCAGGAGGCGATGGACACTGCTCGCCTGAACGAAGAGCTTCCTAAGATTCCGAACTACATAAAGGCAATTCAGGGAAACTACTGGGATCGCCGCCGTCCCCGCTACAAGTCAACCTTCTATAGCAATCGCATTGACAAGGCCAGGGTTGATAACCTATCTCTCCTGACAGACTCGCGCCCAGTTATTGATCTATTCTCACGCAGGCCGGAACTGCAAGAGCAGGCCAAGATTGTCCACAACGTATTTGAGCATGAGTGGATTGACAAGGACATGGACCTTGATCTGGTCCGCGTGGCTGATATTTCGAAATTGATGGGCACCGGATTCTGGAAGTTTTCTGCCTATTATCCGGGCAGTATGAAGGTGATCTCCTGCGGCCCGGATTCTGTGATGCCGGTTCAGCCTGGGTTCAGTCTCCAGGAATCGACTGGAGTTCTATATAAGACGTGGAAGTCGATCTCTTTCTATAAGACAAAGTTCCCGTTTGACTCGAACGGAATTGAGAAAGAGGCGTCAAGTTTTGATGTTCGCGGCAATAGCCGGTACAACCGGCCTGATGCGATGGATGAGTACGTCTGGAACGGACTTTCTCCTGCCATGCAGCGGGCGCTGGGGAACAATTCAAACCCTCCGCCTGAAGCCCAGTCTTCAATTTTCAAATCCGTAGAACTACAGGAGATTTACGTTGACGATCCATCGATTAACGACTCCAGACGGCCAGTCCTTATGCGTCATCCTTACTGGCCGCTCGACGCTTACAACTGGTGGTATTGGGTACAGCCAGGAGAGCGTCTCTACCCACGTAAGCGGCTTATCATTTTCGGCGGACGCAAGCGGCTATACGATGGACCATCCCCTTTCTGGCACGGGCTATATCCGTTCGCCGCGCTGCGACTTAATCCGGTTCCTTGGTCGTTTTGGGGTCTAAGCCAATATCGCAACTGGATGCCCGTTAACACCGCTATCAATGAAGTCGTAGCTGGTGTCCTGGACATGGTTAAGCGGGCATTAAATCCGCAGGCTATCACCAAGTCCGGCGCTGTCCCACCGGCCTCCTGGAAGGAATTCTTCTCGGACATGCCCGGAGCGAAGCTGTACATGCAGAACATGGCGAATGTATCTCAGGATCTGCGGTACATGGAGCCTCCTAATATCCCGGCATACGTTTTCACGATGCTGATTCAGTACTTAATCCCCGAATTTGACAAGCTGTCAAACGCTCTAGATATTAACGCGATGTCGAAGAAGAAGCAGGTCCCGAGCGGCGAGACACTCGATCAGATGCGCGATTCGCTTAATACTGGGCTTAGGCTTGAAGAGCGGTACGTGGAGTACTTCCTGCGAGATGTCGGCCAGCAGGCTATGTCCAATGTCTTCCAGTTCTACACCACCAAACAAAGGCTGCGAATCTTAGGTTCGGACGGGACAACTTTAGATGATTACGATTTTGATCCTAATTCGCTGGTCCCAGATGAGGTTCTGCCGAAATGGGATCACTGGAAGGGATTCGGATTGCGTATTAAGGCAGGTAGTGTACATGGCGGATCGCGTGACCGGGAGAAGCTGTACGCCATGAATCTATATGCCCGTGGAGCCCTTCCATTGCGTGAATTGTACCGCGTTTTGGAGATTCCTAACGGCGAACAGTTAATGGAATGGATGAAGCAGGAACGCGCTGAAGGGTTTGGCCCGCAGGGTAAGCCGCCACGCGGGAAGCAGGAACGGGCCGGGAAGATTTAATTTATACGCTTGGCCGATAAGCACTATTGAAAAGGCAGGAGATAAGTTGGGGAACGAATCAACTGCCGAAAGGAGCAACACAAATGGCGCGTCGCAAGAAACACCGTAAGTAGTACGGCGCTAGTTGCCGGAAACAACCTCGGAAGATCCGTCGCACGAGTAAAAATGTGACGGGACCTTAGAAAGGAGGCATCCCTTCCATGGTAGGAGAAACCGCAGGACGCAAAAAGAAGAAGCGTAAGTAGTTTTACGCGGCATCCAGTGCGTCGGGCCTGAGGTAATCCCGGAAGGCCCGACGTTAGCTTCCGATAAGGAGGAGTAAGTAAAATGGAAAAGTTAAAGCTGGAGACGGGTGGAGCGAAGATGGGTCCTAGTATTCCGGACGGTGAAGGCTTAACTCTCAAGAAAGGGCCTCTAACAGTGCGTGATGATGGCCGCACTGGTCATCCAACGATGAATGATTTCCATGCTGCTTCTAATCATGGGTTTGTGCAGACGAGCGGAACCGGTGGCCCTGGGCCAAGCGTAGAAGCTGGAGAAGCGGTTACTTTGGGTCGCACTCCTGAAAAAGGATGGGATTCTTACCCGACTCCAATTAGCACGCGGGCAAAAAAGCAGCAGGGTAATGGCAAATAATGCCGGAGATCGATCAGAGTATTCCTCCGCAGTCGCCGGATGTATCGGCACAGCAGTCAGAGGAATCTCCGCTGGCGCAATATGCACAGCGGCAAGCAGGGGCGCAACAGAAGCAAGAGCCAACCGGGATTGGCCTGATTGAGCTTCGCCTCAACGAAATTGAGCAGAAGTTGTCGGATGTGGCGCAGGTCGCCGCTATGGTAAACCCGGCCTACGGTGAATACGTAAAGAAGATGGCCCAGGTCGGGGCGTTGTTCATGAGGGAAGTGCAGTCGCAGAAGCAGAAACAGACACAAGGTCAGGGTCCTATGGCAGGACTGGAGCCGTCGCGCGCAGCGGCGGAAGGTCCTTCCAGCGCACTAGCAGCGTAATCCAAAACCCCGGCTGGAGGTGATTTGTGAGCAAGAACGCATTCGAACTATTACTAGAGTCGTTGCCGGAAGACGAAGTTGAACTTAAGGGCTCGGCACGAAAGGTATTCGGCGAATTAGCGGACAAGATTCCGAAGCTCAAAGATAGTGTTCTAGCGCAAGCTGATTACTCGCGCCGCATGGATGAAGTTCGAACCGATGTCGAACTTTCCAAGAAGTGGAAAGATTGGCGCGCGGCTAATTGGCTCGACGACAAGAACATGACTAAGGAGGAAGAGAAGAAATTCCTCCGGATTCAAGAGCTAGAGACGGAACTTGAAAAGGCTCAAGCAGCGGCAGTGGCGGCTGGGACTGGAGAAGAAATGACTTTCGAACAACTAACACAATTCGGCGACAAGCTCATAAAGGACAAGGGGATTGTAACGGCAGATGGTCTGAAGGCAAGGATCGAGGAAGAGAAGAAGTCGCTTGAAGAGTACATCAAGGGGAATAACCAAGGACTGGGAACGGCGATTTTGGACATCCCTACGATCATGCTTAAGCACCAGAAAGAGTTCGACGAAATTCTGGATGCGAGGGAAGTAGTGAAGGCAGCGAACGCTAAGCAAAGAACCGATCTTGTTGATTTTTACGACAAGGATTGGGTGATCGAGCGCCGAAATAAGGCCAACGAGGAAAAGCACGCTGCCCAATTAAAGAAAGTCCAGGACGACGCGGACGCTAAGGTTAAGGCGGCGGAAGAAAAGGCCGAGAAGTTGAAGCAATCCACGATGGCGCAGACTGGTGGAAGCGTGGTGGATATGGGTGGGCCTGAGCTTGGGATTTTGCAGAAGCAGTTGGTTCCAGCACCGCCCGGAGAAGGCGAAGTTAAGGCTCCGGAGGTACCGATCGGGGACGGCAGTATCGCGGCATTCGCAGCAAGGCAATATCTTCAGAAGCAGGCGGAGCGCCGGGCATCGTAATTTGCCCAGTGTACACGTCGTCGGCTGAAGAAAACTGAAGGACTAGGGGAATATGGCACTTTCACTTTCTGATCTGACGGCGTTTACGGAACAGTACATTGTTGAGCGTACTACCGACGTAATCTTCAAAGAGTCGCCACTGCTGGCGAGGATGCTGGGACGCCGGAGGATGCGGTTCGCGGGTGGAACCTATATCCAGCGTCCATTGATGTACGCCCAGCTTAACGGCGATTGGTTCGGGAAGGGCGACGTGATGAACATCGCCTACGTCACCACCGACACTGCGGTGACGGTCAATATCAAGACGGTTTACGTCAACGTAAGCCTGTACTTTATTGACAACATCCTGAACCGTGGCCCACAGGCGGCGTTCTCGATTGTCGAGTCGAAGTTCACGAATGCTTCGATGACGATGGCTAAGTTAATAGCTACGGCGCTCTATCAGGACGGTCAGTCTTCGGTAGCATCTCCGTTTACTGGTGCCCAGTCTGGCACTAAGTCTCTCGATGGATTGCTCGCCTGGGTGGATGACGGGAACAACTCTGGATCTTACACTACTGCTACTGACTCGACTAAATCTTTCACGGCAGTTGGTGGACAGAACCGGACGGATTTCTTCACGACCGCGCCGACCTTCACTACAGCCGTCACTCCCACTAGCGCCATCCAGGGGTTGAACTCCTATGTTAACCGGTCGTTTACGCCGTTCACTCTGAATGATGTGAACACGGCGTACGGTAACGCTTGGTTTGGCCGAGACTTCCCGGATCTGATTGTTACC